GCTTTCTGTGATCGTCACTGGCTCTTCCTGAACTGAAGTCAACAATGCCTCACAATCAGGGCATTTGCCGTTCTTATCAGGATTCTGTCCTCTTTGGCATCCTTTACACCACATTATTTGCTCCAATCTATTTGATCAAATCGTTCCCGGTAGAGATCGCTACCTCCACCAACTCTGTTACTTGAATGATTATTAGGATCGCATTCCCTAGCAACCTCTTTCGCGCCACCTTCACCCTCATGCAGCCTGACTTGATTCACCAGGCTCTTCTTCAAGGCCATCGCTCTTGGCACATCCTTCACGTGACCCTGTTTGAAAGTATTATTGATCCTCTTCAGCCGGGTCTTTACATCGCTGTAATGCATTCCAACCTTAGGATGATCCATCGACTTTCTCCTCAGGCGGAGCGTAAGGGCTATCTTCCATCGGCTGCTTATCAACCGGAACGCCCTGCGGCTGCTCATCGATCGCAATATACGCGGCCTCAAGATCACTCACATGAAGCGTTGACATCACGATCCTATTGTTAAAGTCCATCAATGCCATACGATACGACAAATGAAACACTGTCTTGTCGTCCGGCAATTTGATCGCACCGGGATCCCACATACCATTTTCAAGCTTGTGGCCAATGCAATCCTCAATCATCTTATCAAGCATCGGGCTTATGATCTTCTTCCATCCATGCGTGTCCATCGTTTCCATAAGAAACTTGGCGGTGTCGATCTTATCCTTAAGGTCGATCTTCTTAGCATTTACCAGTTTTTCTTCTTCCGGCGTTGTCATGCTGCGGCTACTCCTTTTTTAGTTTTCTTGACCTCTTTATCTAGCGTGACCATATCCTTTATGGCCTCCTTCGCTGTTGATTTCTTTGTCTTTTGTAGATCAACTTCAGCCTTTTGAGTTTCCTTCTGCAACTGCTGCAGCTGTCCGGCAAGCTCCTGGACTTGTTGCTGGAGCTGCGCGATCTGTTCCTGAGCGATGATCTTCGGATCCGTTGAATAGTGATCAGGATCCTTAACTCCATCCTTTTCAAGCCAATCCTGGACTGCATGATACTTATCCTCCGAATTAACACAATCCTGAAGGTTCGGATGTGTGATCGCGTTCAACCGGGCAAAGGCCTTCATCGTTGCACGCTGCTCATTCGATACCTCAAGCGTTCCATTAGATCTAACATCGGCCTTAAACTCAAAGTCCTCACGTGTGACCGGGGAATCCTCAACATACATCGTATCCCCAAAGCGTTCCTTCATGATCGCAAAGAACTTACGATATACCTTACTCAAGGTTTCATTCCACCTAATCACCTCAACATTATGGATCCCACTGTTCTGTTGGATCCCCTCTTGAACCTCTCCAAGCGTATTGCCTCCACCCTTATTCGTTGCGTTCTTAAAGAGCTGATCATTATTACCCAGGTATTCCTCAGCGTATGCCTTCAAGGTCTGCATCAGGCGTTCGCTGGATATGTCTACACCGCTTTGCTTTGTAAGCGGCGCGATCTCCTGGCCTATCCCTGTCACCGGCACAAACTCACCCGGCACAAAATACTTATTCCGATCCAGGATCTTCGATGTGCTAAGCACCTCAAACACTGGCAGATTGTTGATCTCATCGCGAATCAGTGTGTTATTCACGATCCGTTCCATAGTTTCCTGGATAGCACGCACACGCTCAGGCACTCCACGCGAATTGTAATGCCGGGGATCCTTACGCTCATTATCATATCGATCGTAATTCCATTCATCGAACTCAAACGGAAAAGGGATCTTCTGCAGCAAGGCTTCTTCGCCTCCAAGCACATCCTTGAAGAATGTGAATACCCATCGTTCTGAAGGCTTCTCCGGATCCGGCTTATGCCAGCAGCAAACCTCTTGTAATGTGAACAGATCCTTTTGGCTTGTGTTGTCTGATACCCCTTCAGCGTGCATCTTTGCGCGTTCGATCACATCCTTATCATCGCCGCCGCTGATATACTCAAGCTCATCGAGATCATGATCAATGAAGGTTTCTGTGGCCATATACTGTTCAAGCTCATGGCGAGAAAGATCATATTCGTAAGTGATCCGCTCAGCCCGGCCTATGTCTGTTGTATACGCTGGCACTATAACCTTTGACGGCAACGGCACTTCGATATCAGGATGCGAGGTAATCTCTTCAATGTTGAAATCGATCACATCTGCACCGCCCCGAAACTGATCAATAATATCCTTCAGGGTTGCCTTATCATCATCATCTTCAAGATCAAAGTCGTATCGATCGGATATCCATTGCTTGAGATCCTTGTTCTTCATCTCACGCAGTCCAGTGACCGCCTCTTTGTCGTAATCGCTCAGATCTATAACCTTATTAACGATCCGCGTTTCAAACTTGTGGATCGTCCGGAAGATCGCAATGCCCTTCTCTTTGGCGTAATCAGCTGAAAGCTCAAGCTTATCATACCAATCGATCTCGTTGCGTAGGATCATATTCGTGACTGTCTCAGCCTTCTTGGCCTTCTCTTTGATATCATCATCGATTTGTGTCCCCGGATACGGTTTGATCGCGCATAAGGTCTTTGGACTCCAGGCACTAAGCACCAGGTTCGGCGTTGACTTTATGATCAGCTTATCTGTTTCAGGAAGCGGTATGTCAGGAGCGTTCGCATACGGAGAACTTGACCATCTCTTGATCCCCAGCCTTTGATTCGATGCTGTAGCCAGCTTGATCTTCCATTCCGCCTGATCATCATAGTCCTGCTTAATCGCAGCACGTAGATCTGTAATAAAAGTCACTTCAGGTGTAGTAGGTTCACCCTTCACCGTTTTATCTTTAATATTAGGCTCACGCACTGACATTATGTAATCCTCCTAAGTTTTCATCCCACCCGTAAGGGTTGCCTGCACGCTGAGGTTGCCTCCGATTGAAGTCTTTTGCCTTTCCAGGCACGTGCTTCAATGCAAACAATCCCATCAAGAACGCATCAGCGCGATCCGGACTCTTGCCGGAACTTCTCTTTTTGATCTCATCCTTACGCTCAGCCTTAACCTTGCCGGATGAACTCATCTCGTATTTACAATTACAAAGCTGCCTCTGCAGCAATTTATCGTCCGGGACTGTGACCTCTTCCTCAGCAAACTTCAGTCCACCTTCCCACCACATTTGGGATCGTGTATTGGTATATCTCGCGTGATCCTTCTCATTGTCCGGGTTCTTCTGTCCATTGATCTCCAGCACCGGGTATTTAAGCTCTCTGATACGATCGACCACGCCGCCACCCACGCCATCGCCATCGACCGCGATCAGCTCTGCGCCGTATTTCTGAGCCAATGCAACGCAATGGCCAGCAGTGATCATCGTGTCCTTCTTACCATAGATCGTCTGCGCTATGATCCTATTTCCACGCAGCACGTATATCACAGTCTCATCGTCACCGAAACGAGCTGGATCGCAGCTTATTATGACTTTTTCGGAGATCGGCGAAAGCCGTTGCTCCCTGTTAAGTGAATTTTCGACCCAGCTCGGTTTGATGATCAAGTCAAAGCCCGATATAATGTCCCATGACCCATACACGTATGCATCTATCAACTCAGGCCTATGTTTGAAGGCCTCTTTTAGATTATCGATATAACTTACTGGAAGAAATGGATTGTCTGCTGGTAGAGCTTTGATGAAGGCATTTGCTTTGTTGCCGCCTGAGATGAAATCATCCCGGAGCCAGCAATCAGCCGGATTGGCCGTAAGCAGCACCTTGTAATCAAGAGGAGTATTTTGTATCTTGCGCCGGAGCGTTCCGCGCGCGAGGCCGTAATCATCCCTGGAGATCTCCTCGGCCTGATCTATAAATAAATACGCATACTCTGCGCTATTGAACTTCTTGACTGAATCACTTGAATCGAATCCGCCGTAATTGATCTTGAGCGTATCTAGGATCACGATCTCTTTGTCACCAGCCTTGATCTCAAATGTATTGAAAGGGATAAATTGCTTCCAGGTTTCTAACGTGGTATTTGTGAAGTCTACTGATTGCTTACGACCCATGAATCCGATCGGAGTTGGGAACGGTGTCGGCATGAGGTTGAATTGCTTGATGATCTGAAGGCATTTGCGCCACATCCATAGGCATCCAAACACAGATTTCCCCCCACCTTTCGCTCCACCATACAAAAGAGCTAGGATATCAGGATCATTTAGTGCTGCCAGTGCCATGTTTTGCCGGCGGCTTATCTTGAATAGATGGGTTTGCTCCATCGATAACCTCAAACGTGATCTTCAAAGCTTCCTTGGCTTTCACACCAAGATCCATTCTCTGAGGGGCAGTCCTTCTCACGA